TCACCACCCGCTGAGGCAGTAGTAGAGGTGATGGATGTTGTGAAAGAACTAGGAGATACACCATTAGGGTTCTCAATAACACCATTGAATACGAAAGTTTTTACACCGTTACTAGCTGGACCTGCAGTAGTCATGTAAGAAACCTCAATACGAGATTGATCCTCTGGTTTCCTACCTAATACACCATCTCCCATGAGAACTTCATATCTATTATCTTCAATTTCGTCTAAGAAGAAGATTTTAGATGTACCATCCACACCTAGAATATTATCTGCTACAAGGTATGGTTCACTAAAACTACCACCAGTAGGAAATACTTTTACTCTGATGGTATTGGTGTCAATATTTTTGTTGTCAAGAATAAATCTTTGAGACTTAAGTGCTCTACTGTATAAGAATGTATTAACTACCTGTGTGCCCTCTACAATAGGAACATCAGTAAAGATAGCTACGTCATTCGCAACTTGTGCTTTTACATCGTCAAGTGCAACATACTGATAGATGTTATTATCATAAGAAGCAATAAATCCTGTTCCTTTCTTCAGGATGAGTTCAGTATCAGTTGTTGGGTTAGTATAATTTACATTAAAAGAGACATACGCAGTAGGAGCGGTAGCACTCTTGGGTCTGTACCCTAGTTGCTTCGCAATCGCTACTACGTTGTCTCTCAAGGTGGCAGAATCAATGAATAGTTCATTGACTACCATATTGGTATTAAACGCTGTATAATACGTGTTATACGCTAAGACATCAAGAAGGTTCGATAATGCACTTCCTTCAAAGTCATAGTCAGTAAATTCTGTTTGTCCTCTCAAGTATTCTTTGAGAGTTACTTTGATTTCCTCAAAGTCTAAATTAGCAACCTGTGTATAAGGCATTATCGTGTACGCTCTAAGAAGAATTGTGCAGCTACTGGTCTGTCATCTCTTCCGACAATAGTATAATACAATTCAACCTCATAACCGTTAGTATCGGCATCAGGTTCACAAATAACGTCATCTACCCTTACTCTAGGTTCATATCTAGTGATGCACTCTCTAACCTTCTCTTTGATAATTGCAGCAGTTGCATAATCAAGAGGTTGGAATAGCACACGCCTTAGATCAGAACCTAAGTCAGGTTGAAATGGTCTTTCCCCCTTATTGGTAAGGAGTAAGGCAGAGATTGATTGTACAATAGCTGCCTTATCCTTCACAGAAACAATATCGTCAGATACAGGATGTTTCTTAAAGGTAATACTCAGATCTTTAAATGTCTGAAAGGAAGGCATTTAGACACAGCAATAGGCTGTTTCTATTTATCACTTACCGCAGAATCCGTCCGCCCACTCCTCTTGATTGTCAAAGATCTCGCCCTCTTTGACATCTTTCATCTTGCTAGCTTTCTTTAGGTAACGCTCACTATCGATCTCGGTAATAAGAGTCATACCAGACTGTCTAAAGTCTTCACTCTTGTCCACTCGTTTGTCCATCTGTGGTCTCCGTCCGTTGTTTTCGTTCAGCATTAGTTTCCCAAAAATAATCATCAGTGTCTCCTAAGCGTCCCCAGTCGATTCCTGCCTCTACTTGGTATTCTATGGTAGAAACCTTAAAGTCAGGGAACGTAGGGTTCTCAGGAGTGATAGAGAGGTCGTAGAATCGTGTCCTATTGTTAGGATACAACGCAAACTGACCATTCTCTAACGCAATGCAATTGTGCGATTTGTGCTCTTGAGGCACTTCGCTCACATTATTATCTATCACATCAGGATTTGCATGATAGTTATCTAATGTGAACAAATACTGACCATGCACCAAACCATGGTCTCTGGTATAGATCTCAGCATCCATAGAGGTTACGAAACCTTTATTGATAGCTACTACACCATAGTCCATACAGTTCCAAAACTGTAGGTTTTCCAGTGACATGTCAGGTGTTGGTGTTTTAGGTGCTCTGACAAATGCACTGATAGGAAGTTTATCATACATTGCCCCATACTCAGGCAAATATGTCTCAAAGTAAAAAGCACGTCCAGGTATACTCTTACAAGATACCCAGACGCCCTCTACAAACTCTCCATGACCATCCTGATGATCACGAAGGTATTCCTTACGCACCCATACCTTCTCGGCAGGTAAGTTACAGATTAAATTCATTTCATGTTCCAGGAAAGGATCAGACGTTCTTTGTCACTATCACACGGTAACGTATAATGATGTACAAATGAAGGGAAGAAGATAACAGATCCACTTCGTATGTCCCTTGGTGAGTATATATCAACCCATCCAATCACATTATCAAATGGAGACACAAACTGTGTGGGTGTATGCTCTTCTTCGTCATATTCAATGTACATGACTGCGCTAAAACCCGTAGCTCCATGATTATGGAGTAGATGTTGATCACCTTTTCCCGCACGCTCGAACCAATATGCGTCAATCTGCAGATCAATCTTTACTTGATCCTTAAATTTCCGCAACTCGTCTGCAATAAGAGGTTCAATCGCGCTCCATTCTGCCTTAGGTGCTCTAAAGTCACTCGGAACATACTCTCCAGGGTCCTTTTTAAAGGATTGTGTACGCGCAATCTCCTGCAGAGCTACTTTCTTACGGTCCCAATCCTCCGCATAGAGGTGGAAGATAGGGACTGCAAACATCGGTTCGATGTATTCAGACATTAACGTCCTTGACCACGATAACGCTTACGCTTACCGTTACGGGATGTAGCAGAATACTTCGTGTGCTGTCCCGATCCTTGTCGAGTGCGCTTCGGTTTTGTTTCGATGGTTGCACCACCACTAAGACCAACTTTGCTTCGTGCCATAATTCAATTCAATTGACTTTTATATTATAAGGGTACACCACCATTGCTGTCAACTATTACAGTCAATGCTCCCTGACCTGTTAAGACACCTCCATATGCCCCCACAGGAGACGTAATAACACTTCCGACCACTGCCATAGGTGTGCCGTTCACAAAGACCGTAGGAGACCCTGTACCGATGGTGTCACTATGAAGATCTCCAGGAATAGGTAATAGAGCAAAGTGTGGTAGAGTTACATTACCAACCATATGAACATTTCGTCCATTGATAATAACGTTAGCACTAGCTCCAGTGGGCGTCGGCGTCTTCGCTCCTGGAGGGGTTGGGACAATAGGTATGAACCCTACAGGTGGCCATGGTCCATGTCCTGTAGTTAAATCCAGAGGAGATGATAATGCTGGTGTATTACTAAGAGGCATCTGGAGGAATGAATAAAGGTTTCGGTGTTTTTGGCGTAGCTATTGCAGTATCTATACGTTGCTGAGAATACTTTGAGTTATACTGCACCGTCATAAAACACGGATACCATGTAAGATCAGGAATTGTCCTACCCACCAATATAGATTCAATGAAGACAACGAAGAAGAATCTTACCTTCTTAATCTCTGTTGCTTTGTATGATACAATATCTTGACAATTCGCTAACAACGTCGCCATCTCTGGATGATCATACAACTCTGCATCGGCTTTCGTTTGTGGAAACCATGTAGTAGGTGTAATGTTGCTAAGGATTGGTTTGACAATCTTAGGATTATTGAATAACTCATTAGTATCCAATGGTACGCCCTGAGGGATGTCCTTAGGTTCTATAGCTTGTACACCATTGTTACTCACCCTCGCTAAACAATTCGGATACCTCAGAATCCATTCACGGTCATACCACGCCTTTTCTGTAAAATACCCTATAAGCGTCGCAGTGCCCCCCGAACTCAGGGAAGTGATATAAGGTTCCTCAGACAGCGGCGCAGTCCACGTAGGACCCTCTGCAGGTATGTTAGGTGCGGTCCCCCCACTTCGGTTCGGAGGCGAGTTTGGGTTAGGTTCTTCTAGAATCGTCTTGAAGGGTCTTATTTGAGGCATCCCAATACCTGGAGGGATTCCGAGTGCTGCGGCGTATGCAGGTGGCGCAAACGAGCAACTCACGATCACTTCGTCGGGATCTGATGGTATTGCCTTTGCATTTAATGTAAACGTCGAATAGGGTGCGACGTAATCATCGATTGAACTGATATCACCTTCGCTGATCGCCTTTCCGATGTTGTCGTAAGGTATCGGTCTTAACTCATAGGCAAACAATGATCCCACAGTAAACAAATTTCCAAGTACATCTGAACGCCTCAAAGTAGAGGGTAACGGCCATGGACCTACTGTAAGACTATTGTTCTCTAATTTTGCCATTAGACTGCTTTTGCTATCTTGAGTAGATCCCCTTTGAGTCCTTCGACATTATTGTGAAGATAGTCGAGTGTCTGTGCAACAGTCTCGTAATCCTCACCCGTTGGTCGTTTGTACATCAACGACGGATTCTCTAGCTGGGAGATCCGCTGGTCCAGGTTGTTTAACCTCTCGGACTGCCATAGGAGTGTTCTCTCCAACTCGTTCAATCTCTCCAGTAACTCTTCCATCATTTTGATCTCCTTTCATGAATGCATTGGACGCACGACTCTCAAACTCATCACAGAACTGGTCAAAGTTTTCTAAGATTTTGTCGTAGTCGCTAAAGTCAACTTTTTGGGGCATTTTTTTGCTGGGAAAATTTTTTTAGTTTCAGGGTTTTGAAAAACCAATTTCCAAATATATTTATCGGTCGTCTGGATACTTTTGTAGGTTAGGGAAGTTAGCTATTTTTGAAATCGCTTGGCGCTTCGCGACCAATTAAAAAAGGGGCATATCACTGCCCCCTGTCCCCTCGGACTGTGCTCTAGTATCCCACCATGTCGCACAACTCCTCTAGCATCTCATCCATCTCATCGCGGTCTACGTTCGGGTCATCCCATGCTAGACCGTCGCCAGTGGTTTCGCTGTATGCCTGAAGGTAGGGGAGCAGGCGCTCGTAACCGCTGTGCCCATAGATGCGGGCGGTGCGGTAGTGCCCCTCATCGTTGTTGATCCACAGGGACACGTTCCATGTCTCCCAGTTGGTCCATCCGTTGTACGTGTTGTCTGCCATTGGTGTCGTCTCCACAGGTGATAGGGTGTTCATGTAAGGGGGTGCGCTCAGTCGCGGTCGCTGATGTTCCACACGCCCCAATGATCATAACGAGGCAGAGGCAGGCGACCCTCACGGATTGCCTTCCTTTGTGCTGCCTCTCTGAGCATGTCTTCACGGATGCTGTCCATGACGGACTCCATGAGAGGGGAGGGGTTGGCGCTGTGCATGAAGATGCCATCAGCAGAGGTTTCGAGTCGAGTGGTTTTGTTCATGTCTTTATTATAGGGGATGACGGGGCGAAGTCTAGATGAGGTGTGCCAGATGTTGGTCCGTCACAGCGTCGATCGATTCGTCAGCATAGACCCGAACCCATTTGATGGGGTTGCCCTGTGTCATGCGCCAGATCATCATGTCGCCGTCTTCGATGTGGTGCTGGCAGATCTTGTAAGCGTGGGCGATGTTGATGGCATACTCTGCACCGTGTGGATCGAAGTTTGCCCAGTTGGCGGGTTGAACGGCGAAGGTGGGTTGATTCATTTGGTTTTGTTCGATGCTTTAATTATAGAGGCAAGGCGGCGTGCTGTCGCCATAGCTAGTGACAGTTCCCGAACTGGTTGCATGTTGGCGGTGGTGGGCAGATAGGGCATAGAATAGTGACTCATGCTTTTCTGAGTTTGTTTGCGATGTTAACCCCCACGAACGATTTGACGGCGTAGGGTATTGTAATCTGTCGCGAATTGCGGCGGTAAACGTAATGATTACCGCCGTGCCTGAGTAACTCCCAACCGTGTAATTTGGCAAGTTTGAGCAATTGCCGTGTGGTCATGTCAGACGAACTCGTAAACAGTTTCAACAGTGGAGATCATGACAGCATCCTGCCTGAATGCCCTCTTGTAGCTATCAGCAACCGCTTCAAACTTAGGCATCAATTCAGACACCTCAGCGTCTGCACATTCGATGTAGAAGATTTTGGTCTGTTCAAATTCACCCTTCCAAAATCCTTCACCGTCGATGAATGTACCATAGTCAAAGAATGGCATGATATCAGATTTGATGAAGTCATTCATCATTTGGTCGGAAACTTTGCCGTTGTTTGGGATGTTGCGACCCATGGTGATTTCGATGCGTTTCATGTGATTTTGTTTGGTATGTACCTAGTATAGAGGATCAGTTCCAACCTGTCGCTTCACTAGGGACAGTTTCTGAACTGTCTGCATCAGGTAGCAAATCGATGAGAACATCTTCATCATAGAGATCTACGATCTCTTCAGTGATCTCATCCCATGTGCATTTCTCATACTCTCGTGACAACAAATCATAGCAGATCTGCTCCATGGATTGTATGTCCAACCCATCAATGATATGGTGGACATAGTTCTCAACGAGGTTGGACAGATCTTCTTTGGTAGGCATTAGCTAGGGTTGCAATTGTACAGAGGGAAAGAGTCGCCTTAGAAGGCGATCTCCATGCCGTTGATGAAGTCTTCGGTCTTGTTGTTGTTACACACAAACCACTCCCAATTCTTTTGGAAGACACCAACACCGTAAGCGAATTCATGAAGAATAGCATTAAGGCGAGATTTGGTGGTGTTGGATTGCCAACCACCGTCAAAGATTCTCACGAAGTCATCACCCACGGTTGCAATGTGGTTGCCATGCAAATACACAAAGGATTCGCCGTTGCAATTAACAACTTCAGTGTTTGCATTCTTCCAATCTTTGCAGTTGGAGATGGCGCTGTTCATTTGCTGTTCGATTTTACGCATTTGGTGCTGTGTTTGTTTGACTCTTTTAATATAAGGGATGGGAGGTGGCATTGCAACCACCTGTGTGCCACTACCTCAACTGGTATAGGGGAAGAATGCAGAGCACGTTGAATCTGTAG